AGAGACTTCGCATTAAAGTTTTTACTACAATTTTCACAACCATCTGTAGCAACATAAATTAAACACTTGTCATAACAATTTGGAGTATGAAGTTTTTTTTCCATAAAATAAGTTAGAGTTGAACCAATCGCATCATATAATGCTGTTTGTCCGCGGGGAACAAATTGTCTTAATTCGATTGGTCTAACTTCATTAATATTTAATGACTTAATTAACATTTTTTCTTCGTGGTCAAATAATTTAATAGATACATTTACTTGCTCATTTGGTTTTAAATCTTGCTTAATAACTTCAAGCGAAGAGTTTACTCCACCAATAGTGTCTTGTTCTTTGCCACACATAGAACCGGAACGATCAATAATAGCAACAACCTCTTGGATAAATAGCGCCATAATATAATATTAATGTTAATAATAAATTAAATAAAATATGTAATCAATTTTTTTTGTTTTAATATTTAGTTTTTATATTTTTATTAAAAAAAAATTTATTTTGTTAAAAAAAATTGATTACATATTTATTTTTATTGCTAATCAATATTTACTATAAAATGCTAAAACAAGAAATGCTAATTGAAAAAACAAATTATGAACCCCATCTTAGTATTGAATTAATTACAGGTGCATTTATAGAAAATAAATTTAAAAGCATATGTGCGCGAACAATTTGTGATGCTTATGTTAATAAAATTTTAATAATTGAATATTTGAAATATAGACTTGCTACAAATCCTCAAACATTTACTGATGTACTATTTACTATAGATTTGCCATTTGTTCAAGATTATATTGAACATATAAAACAAGTTAGCATAACTTGTCAAGACATTCCTGTAATAACTTATGTTTATAATACATTATTGCGCGAACCAGGAGATAAGGAACTATGGCCACACGATAAAGCATCATTAATCCTTGATAAAATACATTGCTTCTTTGATATTGATGAAAACAAATTAGCAAGTGAATTAGTAGAAGTAATAAGCGAAATTTATTATAATAGTTTGTGGTAATCATAAAGCATAACCCAAAATATTAAAAAATTGATAATATAAATTTTAAAATATTTTTTTATAAAAAATGATTAATGATTATTATGCTCGTGAGGTTTATACTCAATTATTGAAAAATTGCTGTAATTTTATTAATAAAAACTGCTTAGATATTGGAACAAGAAGTGGAGCAAATTGTGAAAATTTAGTAAGAGTTGGTGCATCAAGTGTAGTAGGTATTGATATAGACTCTTCACGCTTTGATGAGATGTGGGTTAATAAAAAAATTACACTTTTAAAGCAAGATTTATTAACAATGGACAATTCTAATAAATTTGATGTAATTACATGCTTTTTATGGAATATGCCTTATTTACAATATACTAATGTAATGAATAAAATTAAAGAACTTCTAAATCCAGATGGTTTAGTGTATATAGGTATTGCTGATCAAATATATAAGTATGATCCGCCTAGTCCTTATAGTGTAAATATTGTTGAATTATTAAAAAAACATTTTAATAATACAAGAATTTTAGATACTAACTGTTGCCAATGGTTAATAGAAGCTAAAAATCCATTTTAATTAAATAAAGTGATAACAATTTTTAGAGCAATAATAAAATTTGCTTTGTTTTCTATAAAAATCGTGCTGTAGTTTATATTTTTTATTGCAAACATGACATTGTATGTTTGTTAAATTATTAACATAATATATTACATCATCATTTAATACTAATATTTTAAATTTATAATTTTTTGTTTTTAATTTTAAAAACATTACAAAAATTATAGCAATTATATATTTATATAATTTTTGTAATGTATTATGTAGCAAATTTTTCTTGTAATTTTTTAACAAACAATTCTAAATTTGTATTTAATAATGTTGAAGTTGAACATAATGCTCTCAATGTATTTCTTTTAGAACCTGATTTTTTATCGTATATTAAATAATATTTATCACTATGTGTTTCGTGTTTTCTAATAGTAATATATTTTGGCAACACTATTGAATTTTTTTTATTTTGTGAAATATTAACTATTTGTTTTTCGTCTTTTATAACTTGCTCCTCGTCTTTTATAACTAGTTCTTCGGTTTTTAAAACATTCTCCGTTTCATTATTTTTTTTATATATTTCATATTCTTCTTCAATAATTAATAACATTTTTTTTATTTCTTGTAATTTTTCCAATATGTTTATTTTATTTGATTTAGATGATACATATAATTTATTATTTATATTGTGTGGGTGTTTTTCTATCTTGAAATATTCTCTATAGCATTTATTTTTTTGGTCATAGCATTCTTTATAATAATTAACATATATTGGTATATCTAATTGTTCTATATTGTCGGGTAATTTTACAGCATTATGCTTTCTTTCTCTTTTACAATCTTCTTTTGTAATAATAATATTTGAAATGTCACTCATTTTATATTTATATTAAAATAATACATTAAAATATTACAGATTTTGTTAAATACAACCAAAAGAAAATTCCGACAAAAGCTTTTGCTATTAAATCTAATATATTATAACCTATTAATTTAGTTGCTTCACTTAGTTGATAAAATACTCCATACAAAGACCATATACCTATAAATAACCAAAATATTAATTTAGATTGAAATGTTGGTTTTGAACACGTCATAAAAAGTTTCCATAGTGTGCCATATGTTAGGAAAAAGAATATAAAACCTATAAAGTTGGCTAAATTTCTATTTAATAAACCTATTTCTCCGCTATATCCAAAACCTAACATTAAAAAATTAAAAAATAAAATTACTAAAAATGGCATAAATTTAACTGAAATTTTATTTTCATAACCCAAGAACATAGCAAGAGTCAATAACATAAAAGGTGTGGTGATTGCCCAATCAGAATAACGCATAATATTAATTTTCTCTAAAGGAAGATTGTTTACAGAAGTGGCATCATCATCTTCATTGGGATTGTTTTTCTTTGATTCGTTTTCTTGTGATTTATTTATTTCAGCAATAAATAATCCATAAAAATAACTAGCAATAATTGAAATACATGTTTCTAAATTCAAAATATGGCGAATTTGTGGAATAGGACTTCGCAATGCTTCAATAAATGTTATAACTGTAGTGGTAAGTAAAAAAACATATGTAATATAAAAACTACTGATGACTAGGGATGTTTTCATAGTAATACTTATATAGGTTAAATATATTATATATTTAAAATATATAATTATTGCAGACAAAAAGTTTTATTTTATATAAAAAATAAAACTTTTTAAATGTTAATAAATATAATGTTTAATTCGAGTAAGCTAAACCACCCATACCAGACATAATGCGAAGAACATTGTAGTTAACTGCATACACGCGAACCTTAGCAGTGCTTACACCAGAAACAGTCGCGTTGGATAAGACTAACTGTAGAGTGGCGTTATCAATTCGCGAGAAATTGCATGTGCCAGACGGTTGATGTTCTTCGGGTCTTAGAGCAAACGAATAAACATTAATACCGGTGTCTGGCGCACGAGTGTGGTGCTGGAAAGGTTGGACTAGGTCAAAATATGTGCCTTCACGCTCGGAAAATCTGTCTTGGCCATTTAATTGTAATTTGGCAACAACAACTGGGTTTTCACCCCAGCAGTGCATATCTAATGCAGTTTCAGCTAGAACAAAGGTTCCGGCATCCGATACACCCGAGTCTGTGGTATTAGTAGCACCGCCCCAACCGCTCGCGACTGGTCCGCTAGTTGCAACATCATTGGCAAATGGATCTTGGAACATTCCACTGGCATTAATAAAAGCATTGCTGGTAGTTCCGCCCGATGTCGATATCGCATTTTTGCCACCAAAAGCGTGGACAGCATTTGGTAAGGCATCAAAAGCATCGGTGTAGTTAAATGGTTGGGCACCTAATAGTTTATTTAGTTCTTGGTTAGCAGTTATTGACGCACAATAATCAACATTCGCGTCTGGCTGAACGACCCAAATTAATTCTTTGCAAGGGTGATTTAAATTTAATTTAATTTTATTTGAGGACGAACCAACGGATTCATCGCCGGTGAATTGTAATTGTTCAATTAGGTATTCGTGTGGATTTTGGGCCATACGTCTGCGTTCGTCGGTATCTAAGAAAATGTAATCAACAAATAGCGACGCCGCGGCTAGAGATTGTTTGTATGCATTATTAACTTTTTCACCAGTTCCATCTAGTCTATCTACGGCCCACAAGCATTCTTCAATGTTGCGAATGTCTAAATTGATTTTTACTTCGTGGTATTGTAAAGCAATTAAAGGTAGAGCTAGACCAGGATTACGGCAATACCAGAACTGTAATGGAACATATAGGGTTGTTTCTGGGAGCGCTCTGCGTGGCGCGCAAACTTGACGAATACCATCAGCAGAGCAAGGACCATCAACTTCGGCAAAATCAGGGTCGCAAATGTAGGTTAATTGAGTGGTATTACCAATCATTTTATAGTATCCGCGCTCTTGTTCTTTTGATAGAGTTAATTGGCACCAAATATGCATCCAATCACCATATTGACGATCAATTCGCTGACCACCAATTTCAACTTCAACTTGTGAAATTAATTGCTCGCCTGGGAAATCTAACCATCTGGCATATACATCATCGCCTCTTGAACCCGAAGCATTGCCTAAAGATTGGCCAATTTCTGGAAGAGTAATTTGTAAATAGGTGCGGTAAGCTAAATCACCATTGCGAGAAATGGTGCATGTAACACGACGGCCAAAATCAGCTTGACCATTGAAAGTTTGTTCAATTGATTCCATCGCAAAGTTGGTATGACGACGGTAAGTTACTTTCCAAAAGGTAATTTGAGGATTACCTGTTAAATAGACATCTTGAGCGCCATAGGCGACTAATTGCATTAATCCACCAGCCATTTTTTTATAATATTCCTAAAGAAAATAATTTTTTATAAATTAATTTAATTAATTAATTAAATTAATTAATTAAATTAAATAAATTAAATAATTTATTAATTAAAAATATTATTATATAAATTTTTACTACCTTTAAATATAATCTCTATTAAATGAAAAAATTTAATGCTATTAAAACAACATTGGATAGCAAACATAATGAAATAATAAAGTCATTTAAACACAATGAGGAAGTAGTTATTCCTAAATACTTAAAGCAAATTGAAAAACTTGAATTGATGTTAAATAAATCAAAAAATAAATTGGAAATAATAGACAATATTGCTAAGTATAAAAATATGATAAAATCTCTCAAGGCTAAAGAAAAGAATTATTATTTAAATAATTCTAGATACATATTTGATTATTTTGAAAATAAAAAGAATATTTCTACTAATGATACATTTGAGAATTCAGATAAAAATAATATAGTAAAACAATTCTTTTCATTAAATATTTTAGATGAATCAAACAATTCTATAAATAATGAAACAAATATTGCTAAAATGAAAGATGAAAACTATATTAAAATTAATAATAATAATTTTATTGATAAATATTTCAATAATATTGATTCTAAATACTTAAACTATGATAAATTTATTTATCCATCTGATATATGTAGTGTTTGTAGGAAAGGAGAGATGGTATATGTTGAAAGCGAAGGGATGTCTATATGTAGTAATTGTTCCAATAGTATTAAATATTTAATTGAAATAGATAAACCATCATATAAAGAACCACCAAAAGAAGTCTGCTTTTATGCATATAAAAGAATAAATCATTTAAAAGAAATATTAGCACAGTTTCAAGCAAAAGAAAGCACAAATATACCGGATGAGGTATTTGAAAATATTAAAAATCAAATCAAAAAAGAGCGTATAGGTCTTAGCGAATTAACAAATAAAAAAACTAAAGAAATATTGAAAAACTTAGGATATAATAAATATTATGAACATATTCCATTTATAAAAGATAAATTAGGTATAAGACCTCCAATAATGAGTGCTGAACTCGAAGAAACATTATGTAATTTATTTATGGAATTGCAAAAACCATACTCAAAATATTGTCCTAAAGATAGAGTTAATTTTTTAAACTATTATTATACATTATATAAATTATGTGAATTGTTAAATGAGCGAAGTTTTTTACCCTATTTTCCTATGTTAAAAGATCGTGAAAAGCGTATTGAACAAGACCAAATATGGAAGAAAATATGTGAAGATTTAGGGTGGAAATTTATTCCTATACCTTAATAGTATGCATTATTAAAATAAAACAAAGTTTTGTCATTATGATTTCGTTTTTTTATACAAATTTTTTATATTTATAATAAATATAAAAAATGTCCACTACATCCAATGTAGAAAGTGATATATGCAATAATGAAATTATTGTTCCAAATTCTAGTAAATTTTCAATAGGTCAAAAAGTTATACGAATGCATGAAAATAAAGAGGCTACAATATTAGCTATTGAATTGCAAGCTAATAATATTGGACAAGAGAATATTTATCATATTGAATATGCTGAAGGTGCTAGTCCTGGTAATGATGGAACAGGTTATTGGCCAGAAAGTTGTTTAGAAGCTGCTTCTGAGATCAATCATCAAACTGAAACCCAATTAATAAGTCGCTAAAAATATTAATTATGTCTAAATAGTAATCTAAAGATGCTGTTATAAAGTCTCCATAATAATTACGTTGTAATATATTATTAGTATCATACATAATGTATAACGAAAATATTAGTAATGAACCAATAACTATTATTTTTTTTAATAACGAAGATTCAACAATAAAAATATTGACGATGCTAATAATTAGTAACAACAATAAAGCAAAAAGCAAAGCAAAACCAAATTTAAAACCTAATTTAATACCGCTTGCTATTAATGCTACACCAAAAGCAAACATTGTAACAAAAATGCTAGCCGTTCCAACTAAAGCACTTTTAACAATACCAGGATCTACTCCTGATTTTCTATATCCTAAAATTACACCAAGAGCAGTTGAAAAGAGTGAAAATATTATAAATTTTAACCACGGAGGCATAGAAATAAATGCTAAAATTAAAATTATGACAAACGCAGCTATATATGCTCCCAGAATTTTCATATTAAATTTTTTTTTACCATCTTCTTCCTCTATTTTAACATTTTCACTTACATAATAAGTAATAGAAAGTTGAGATATTAAAGTTGCTAAAATTAGAGCAAAAAATCCTTTTTTTTCGCTTATTAATTTAAATAATTGCGTCAAATTATTATTTTTAAAAATAGGTTTTCTATTTTTAGTTGCTAAATTTGACTTACTAGAATTCATAGATTATTTTATAATATAATAAAATATTTTATAGTATTATAATATTATAAAATGGCAAAAACAAGAAAATTTGGAAAACGTAGAAATTTAGTAAAAAAACATAAATCCAGAAGGAAAGCAAAAGGAAAAGCTTATGAGGAAGCAGTTTCTGCTTTGCTTTCTAAAAAGTTAGATGATGTTCATTTAGCAACATATGGTCGAGAATTTTTTGAACCTGCACTTGTATCAACAATAGCTTCACAATTAGACGATACAAGTGATACAATTTGTGAAATATGTTTAAAATCTATGAT